AGAAAGGCCAATTTTTCTGCATTCATCGGCTCTTCAAACTTTGCTTTTTGAACCAGCTCATCAGATATATTGACTGCGATCATTTCAATAGTCTTGATGCGTTCTCTCTCTTCTTGTGCGCCTTCATCTTTTGCAGAACTTTGAATCTGATTAAATAAATCCGTGTGCTGCTCCTTAAATTCATCCAATGTCATGTGCTTTTCTCCTTCATCTTTGTTATTTAATTTATCGTCAAGCGTAGCCATGGGTACGTGCTGACCTTTAGTAAAGTTACTCATGAATCGTTCTTTAAAAGCTTCTACATTGCCGCATTTAATCAGTTCATTGACGATATCCGTCTTTGGAATAGCAAATCCTTCATGTAGTGCGGCTATCGCTTGCTCTGGGATCACATCATCTAGCTCACCATTTTCTACAAACATAATCTTATCGACCAGCTTTAACTTTAATGCCAGCTGAGGAGAGAGCCATGTCTCTTTATCCATTAGATCTTTGATTTCCTCTTCACTCATCCCAGTTTTTAGCCTATAGGCATTAACGAGTGTTTTGTCCACTACCTGTAACATCTGGCTTGTATCATCCATTACACGATAGTTACCTTCATTGCCTGTAGAAGCGCAGTGTATCATCATTTCTCCAGTAGGGCTTATCCAGCACTCACTGGCTTGGGCGACAATACTAGCTGCACTTGCAGCTAACCCTACGATTTTATTTAATACCTTCCCTTTGTATCCCTTTAATGCGGTGTAGATCTCACTGCCTACATAAGTTGAGCCGCCATAGGAGTTGATATGGACTTCAACCTCTTCGCCTTTTGCCTCTTCCAGTCCCTTATTAACCATAGCTGCTGTTGTATAGGGGTATCCCATCCATGCATAGGCCCATTCGTATTCTTGTGGAATGATAAAACCTTTAACATTAATTACTTTTGGCAAGTTTAATCACCTTCTTTCCTATTGATAGCTTTCATTTTTCTTTCTTCTAGGGTAAGCTGCTCCACATTCCTGTCAAAATCACTGCCATTGATTTCAATGGCTTCTCTTTCTCTTGTGGATACCCCTAATTCTATTCTTTTTTCTGCTGCACTCACCTCCTTAACAGGATCAAGCTGTCCTGGAGCTGGCCCATTCCATTCAGCTCTGCAATAAGCTTTTCTTATAAGAGGATCATTAAAAAATCCGGGCGCTTTAATCCTCCCTATTGCAATGGCTTCTGAAAGCCATACTTCATAAGCTGGCTGACAAAAATCAGCAGCAAACCAGTTCCGGCGCATTCTAAAAGCCTTCCACGCTTCCAGTAAGGCAGCACGTGATGCTGAATAACTGGCGGTGAAAGACTTGACTAACAGTTCGTATGGGATTTCTAAAGCAGCGCCTACATACTTACACATGGAAGAAACAAAACCATCAAAATTGACATTAGGTCTTTTAGAGTCTGCAATTTCTATGCTCTCCCCTGGTGCCAAAAGATTAACCTGACCGGGGCCTAATTTGTAATCTGGTGTGTCTATAGGCACACCATTCTCTTGATTAAGCCCTTTGAAATCTTCATCTGTATCCTCTGGAGAGTCTGTCTTAATAAATACTGTAAAAAATCCATTAATAACGGCTGCCATAAGCTCTGCTTCAGTGTATCTAGTCAGCTGCTTTAAGCTTTCAATAACTGGGGCCAGATAAGGCACACCTCTATACTGCTCCGGCCTTTCGGCTTCCATGACATGCAAGATATTAGGTAGGCCTGTTTTATGACCAATGGATTGGACTCTTTGCCACTCCTTCTTTAGTCCCTCACTTCTTGGATGTGTATTGCATATATGATACGCAATAACTTGTCCATAACTATCAACCTCTACACCATTTAAAATCCGGTTGCCCCCTTGAGACTTCGCTTTTGAATCTACATGGCCTGTAGTGGATTTGGGATTGCATATACGGTCACTTTCTATGAGGTGCAGTTTTAGTCCATAGGGCATATAGCTTTTTGTTTCCATGTGCCGGATTAAAGCGAAACTATCGCCATTTAAAAGCCAAGCCATCATAGCAATCTGCTGTAATTCATAAAAATTGTTGAGACCTACACAATCACAAAACTTAGAATCTGCCCATAAATTGAACTCTTGCTCTACTTTCTTCTCCCACAAATCTGCCTGCTCCTGCGTTATGCCAAGCACACTAAAGTCTACCCGGCTTTTAAGTCTTAATCCTGCGCCTACCACATTGGTTCGGGTCGTCTTAATGGCTGACGTGGCAATGGGGGCATTCATAAATAGGCTTCTTGACCGCTGCCTTAAAACGTCTAAGTTGAGATCAATATCCTCAAAGGCACTTTTGCTTTCTGCATTCCATGCTTTCATAGATTTTTTTCTTTTAGAAGCACCGGATTCATCATAGCCGCTGTTCATGATATCTATTTGTTTTGCCATGTTGAGCCGCATTCTTGCAGCTTGCCGCTTCAAGGCCTTTTCTGGATTAACTGCTTCATAATACCGATCTATTACATTCACCTATGTACCTCCTAATCTATTGGAATGACTTGTCTGACTCTCGAACCCTTGTATTCTAAACGCCGGATTTCTTTTTGAAGTCCGTCTATTTGCTTCACGACATGGGATAAATTGGCTCTATTAAGTGTCTGACCGCCTATGGTATAGGATTGGCCTGTTAATATGGCCTGTTCAGCCTCGTAATACATTGCAAGCCTTAGTTTTGCCATTTCTAGCCTTGTACTCATTAAACATCAACCCCTTGTCCTATTGCCCCTCTTTTTCGAAGAAACGCTTTATTTTTATGAGCTCTTTTCATGTAATTAATGCCTTGGTCAAGCTTTGCCCTTAATAAGCCCCAATTAGGATTCAAAATTTGCACTGCAGCTGTGGCATAGTTTCTAAGATCTAAAGGTTCATTACGGGTGCCGGACTTCTTGATCCATTCAAGCTTCGATTGTCCTTTTTTATCTGTTGTTACAACCCTCTGCTCACTGGTAAGTCCTTTCATATAGGTTTCATTGTACCCTCTGTCCACATTAATGGGAAAATGACAATAGCCTGGACCTATTTCAGTCGTATTAAGCCTGGACATAATAATTTCTTTTCCTTGATCTACCCCAAGAATAAATATCCTTACGCCATTTTTGGTGTTAGTGGTCTGCTGATAAATCAGCGGCAACCCCACGCCGCCCTTTCCTTTGATACCGTAAATACGCTTTTGCTTTTTCTCCATTTTTTTTAAGAAACTATAGGCATTATCCGTAAAATGGCCACCTGTATCTAGACAAGTGGCTGCTATTAAAAGACCTGTTCCATTTCCAAAACTGAATTCACTGTCTAAGTATTCCTCCAGCTCCTCCCATGTTTTATCTTTTTCAATATCTCCAAAGATAGTATGGTACTGAATGCCCCAGCTTTCAAAACCTTCGGCCCATCCTACCACTTCAATCTCAAATCTATTATCCTGCACGTCCACTCCTGCTGTTAAGACAATCACTTCATCAGGAAGATCTGCTTTATAGTTTTCTCTTCTACTTAACAAGGAATCCTCTTCAGCCCCATCCCCTTTCAGTTCCCAAGTGATTCCAAGAGAGGTGTTATTAAATACTTTGAGCTGCTCTGTGCTCCGTGTCTCCTTGTAATGCTTATAAGCAGCTTTAAAATCTGCTATGATTTCATCCCAATGCTTCCACGGGGAGGCCATTTCATTAAGATGAAAACCCCTTTTTCTACTATTATCATTTTGTGACACCCATTTCCCCGGTTGCTCTTTCCATTCGACCTCAGTAAATCTTTCTTTGCAGCTTAAACACTCCATGGTTACATCTTTAAAGTGCAGTCTGTTAAATTCATAAGGCTGATAGGTACCACAACAAGGACAGGCCACACGCCACTGCTCTTTACTGCTTGAGTCATATTCCTGCTCTATTCTTGAAAGTCCTTTGATTGTGGGCGTTGATACATAAACCTTCTTTCTGTTCCAAAATGTAGTTGTACGCTTTTTTGCAAGGTTAACTGGATCTCCTTCTGTTCCTGCACTGGCCGGATAGCGGTCTACTTCATCACATAATAAAACTTTTATAGGCCTTGAGGCTAATCCTGTAGCCGCATTGGCCCCAACTATGGTTACATGTCCCCCTGGAAACTTTTTATGGAGAATAGTATTTTCGCTATCCCTACTCTTAGGATCTTTGACCTTTTTATTTAAGGCTGGCGTGTCTCTAATCATGGTTGCCAATCGGTCTTTACTAAAAGCCTGTGCCATAGAATCAGTAGGCTGCATAACCAGTATGGGTGACGGATCATAGTCCATATAATAACCTAACATATTCAGGATGATTTCTGTTTTCCCTACCTGCGCCGAACTCATCACAATGATCTCTTCAACCTCAGCACTGTTGAGTGCATTCATGATTTCTTTTTGATAAACTGCTCTTTCAGTATTCCATCTACCAGGTTCTGCAGAAGCTTCTGGTGACAGTCGTCTATAGGCATCTGCCCACTCACTGACCTTTAAAATAGGCGGCGGTGCCATGATTGCAACAATTTGTTTAAAAAGCTCTAATGTCCTATGATTCATCCGGCATATCCCCCTCCTCCAGTTCGTAAATGTCAATATCCTCCTCATCATACTCAATATACTCTTTAGCATAAAAGTCCGATGGATTATATTCTTTAAGTTCATTCAACACCTCCACAACCTCATTACTGATAATATCTTTAATGCTCCCAGCTTCAGCCCTTGCAACTAATATAGGTGCTAGTTTAGCCGGGATATTCAGCAGCCTTGTCCTAAATGAAATGAGCATATCTGCCATGACTTGCTGCACATCATAGGCCTTATGTACTTCACCTTTCATCAAAGCAAGTTTGATTTCTGCCTGCTTTCTTTCAACCCTTGTTTTAATTGCACGTTCTGTCTCTAGATCCAGATCACCGGTTGTCGTGCTCCCCATAATATCCTTCTCCATCTTAATCATGTTGATATAGGTCTTTATACTTTCAGGAAGATTATAGCGGCCTTTGGCAGCCCTCGTAAATATTCCTTCCCCGGCCAGCTGCCTGACACGCCTTTCGGTTACGCCCAGCAAATCAGCCAAAACAGATGCCGAAACTGTAAGACTTTCGATGGTCGATACTTTTTTAGTTTCATTCATTTCATTCACCCCCTTACCGGAAACGGCAGTTCATATTTTAAAAAACTTGGAACTAGAGGATTCCTGGGCTCGCTAGAACCGCAGTTGAGGTTGACTTCTCGGAAGTACCTTTGAGTATCAAGGGTTTGAACCCCCTCTAGGGCCTGTTTTTAGGTGTTTTATAATGATAGATATGTATTATATCTCTATCATTGGTGAGATGGCCTTCAAGACTTTGATTTATATAGACTCAATTAACTTTCTTTCTAGACCAATGATTCATATACTTCATAACGTATCATGGAGAATTTAAGCTTTTTTACTTACCGTTTAAATCGCCTTAAAGGATCACTCATTTCTTTGACCATATTGTCATTTACCTGCTGCGTTAAACCCAAATACCTACTGGTTGTCTCAGAAGAATTGTGACCTGCAAAATGCTGTACTTTTTCTATCTTTCCTCCAGATTCTTCATAGTGCCTAAAAAAACAAGTCTTTCTAATGGCATGAAATCCAAAGTCTTTTATTCCTAACTGCTCACCTACTTTCTTGAGCCGCCTGTTTAATTGGGGATAAGACATAGGGTCATTACGCCCTCTTACACTAGGGAACAGCACCTGCCAATTTTTCATATCCTTTAGGTATTCATCCAGTTCCTTTCTTAGGGTGGGATGTATCAATACTTTCCGCGGCGGCTTTGGCTTCTTAGGTACAATTCCTTTCTTTTCTGCTGTGTTTTCGTATCGCTTCTTCAGGTATCTGGTTTTACTCTCGGTTATCTCCAAATAGTCTGCTAATAGATCCCTCTTTCTCAGTTCTCTTACATCACCTATCCTATAGCCCGTAAAACGTATAAGAATAACCAATACAAATAACATCCTGTCATGCTCATATAAATATTCATATAAGGACCATTCCACCTGTTCATCCTTGATTGGCTGAGTTGTTCTGCCTATTGCCGCCACCTCCTTACTTAATAATTGGTTATAATCAGTTCCCCATACTCTTTCCTTGCCTTTTGCTCCTTGGCCACTGAATAAGCCACTTTGACTTCTTCTATCTTAAAATCTTTATACCATTCTCTTACCTGTAGATGGTCATTAATGGTCACCAAAAACTTGCCTTTGATGTGGGATAATGTTTCTCTTAGAAGTAGGTGATCTGCTTCATCAAAGGTATTTTCATAGCCAGCCGTTTCATAGTATGGCGGATCACAGAAGAAAAAGGTGTGCGCTCTATCATATCTGGTGATAATATCATCAAAAGACTTATTTTCTATATAGGTGTTTCTAAGCCTTTCCTTTATGTCTCCCAATACCCCTTTATAAAATATCTGAGGTGATGGTCTGGTATTCGTCCCGTAACCATATGTACCGCCTTGGCTTGCAAAACTTTGTGAGATGAGATATAAAAAACGCACTGCCCGTTGGATCTCTGTCAGATACTCCACTGTGCAACGCTTATATTCTTCAAACATATCTCTTCCTGAAAACTCATACTCTAACATTCTTTCAATCTCTGGAGCATGGTGTTTGATCATCCGGAACATATTGATAAGTTCTTTATCTATGTCATTTATGACTTCTACCTTGCTCGGCTCTTTACCAAAGTATACCCAACCAGCTCCAAAGAACGGCTCCACATAACAAGTATGCTCTGGCAGCTTTGATATAATTGTTTTTCTTAATCTTGATTTTCCTCCCATACGTGGGATTGGTGGTTTCATCATTTGTTATCAGCTCCTTATAAAACAGTTTGATAGGGTTAATAATTGTACACACCTGTTTTATAAAGCCTTTGTTAATCTGTTATTTCACTGCAAGAAAAAAGCACTGGACTAAATTTCATCCAGTGCACTTATTAAGGGGGAGGTTCCTTGCTTTTCTTGCATATTAACATATTAACATGGATTATATACAAAAAATTCCCCTATTTATTTTCCCCTACTACTTTTTAACCATTAATTCAATTTTGTTTCTTTGCACATAATATTCGATTATCTTTGTAATCACCAATATTATATTTACAAAAAATACACTTGCTTTTAAGTTCTACCAAATTATCACATGCTGGCAACATTTTTAATAAATCCCCAAGCTGCTTTATTAGTTTTTCTTCTTCATCCATCTCCATCACCCTTTTTAAAAAGCATTGCCTATAAAATATTTTTTAATCAAAAAAGAGCAGTATCCTACCTGCTCAAATGATATTTTTATTTTATGTACCATAAGTTCTATTTTTACCTTCTGGACAAACAGAATGATCTCTATCAAACCATACAAGGTAAAAGATATTATCCATAAGATAGCCATGTATTCTCTGCTCTTGTGTCACACGTATTTCATATAATTCTATATCAGGAGATAAATAGCATGGAGGTTTCACATTTTTAAGCTTTGTCATTCTCAAACCAGTATCTCTCCGAATATGACTCCATACTAACTTTTCCATTTTTTTCAGGCACTTAATGAGTGCCTTCAATTCTTGCTTCTGCCAATCATGTAGCAACCAATTATTATCATCCGCGCTTCCAAACCTAAAAACAGGTGCCATCTCATTATAGTCAATATTATTTTTTGACTCTAATGCAACAGATGGCACCTTAGAACTTGGTTGCTGTAGCTTCTTGACACTTTTATTTTTTGCCATTTTAATTCTCCTGTAAATTAAGAGACTTAAAATAATCACCTATACTTTCCTTAGTGATAACTTTACAACAACGCTCTCCTGGATCGTATCCACTTCTAGAATTTATCCAAGGATCTTCTTGGTGCGTTAATCTTTCTAAATATTTCCCATCATATATACCATATTCATTCCACACTATATCCATTGTTTCCATTTGTTCTTTTGTAAAAACACTTAAATCAATTTCATTAGGTATGGGAATCTCTCGTGATCCATAGCCTCTATACATATCATATAAATCTGGATTAGCTGGTCCATGTGCCCAAGCTTGAAAATCTTCATCAAACAACTTGTCATTATCCCAAACTAGACTCCATGCTTGAGCATAATAACATAGTTTTTGGAGTTTTAATGGCGTAATCGAGCTTTCATCTTCATATAGTAACTTATGCAGGAAATATTTAGCTACATCAAATATTGATGCCATCTTTACCATCTCCTTATGTTTTTCTGTAATAAGTATAATCTTACCCATCATTCTCCACCACCTTCATTGACATTTTAATATTAAGTGAGAGTATTAACACCTAATATAACTGTTATTCAACTCAATAGTAAAAAATTACAGATAAGTCTTAATATTTACTTTCACTTTAATTATTTTAATGGACACAATTAAAGTATAACTAAATTATACTACAATTGATTCTTTTTACAATTACTATATCTTGCAAAAGTTATCCACAGAATACAACATCTTGTACTTATTTACATAATTCACTAAAAATTATCATTCATTTACGCTATATAGGCTTAATATTATCTATATGTATCAAACTGTTACTCCATAAAATCCGCCTTTTACATATAGAAAAGGCAGAACCTTTTTCTGCCTCCTATAAAAACAATATTAGTACTAACAATAATTATTATTGATATTTAATTTTAGATTTAGTTATTTTAGGTACCTTTTCAGTATAGTATAAGTAAGTTGCAATTTCAGCTACATTTTGAACCTTAGGTCCTAAAATTACTTCTTTAAACTTCAATTCTCTGTCTACTTCAATGTATACATGAGGAACCCTCCATCCTTCTTGCTCCTCTGTTAATTTCCAATCACCATTCGCCATGAATTTTATTAGTCTCACTTCTTTTTCATGTCTATAATCTTTACTTTTATATAGAAACCTTATTTGATCTAAAATTGAACGCACAATCATCCTAACGGGAGAGTTTTCATTTAATATATCATCTTGTAGGTCTAAAATATCCTTACCTATTTTTTTAAGTAATTTGGTAGATTCCTCTTGATTTATTTCATCATATTTTTCAAAGTCTAAATAAGTTACATCATACAAGCAATATTTCACATCATCCTCTTTGAGATTTGGTTCATATTTCATCGGCGATATACCTTGTAAATCTTTTTCACTAAAAGGTGTGTCATCTTTATCAAAAAATGTTGAATCAAAAATCAAACATGCTCCTGTACCATCCCTACTATACTGCACCCACATAGGCAAAGAATCAATTGCCTTTGAAAAACTTGTTAAATATATGCGGCTCTCCCCATTTAATATTTCTCTATCATTATTATTTTGTGAATTTCCTGCGTATAAGCAGTCTAAAATATTATCTATTTTATCTATAGATGAATTACATATTTTCTTTAAAAACTCTATAAAAATATCACCTTCTGTGGGATCATTCATATAGGCTGCATTATTCAACCTGAGTTTAGGCTGGCAATTACTCGTTTTATTTTTATCATCCAATTTGATTAAGTACTTAATTATATCTAGTTTTGAATAGTGTCCTACAGGGTTATTTCCTTTATAAATTTTTGTTTCTCTTAATGAAAGCATTTTATCATACAAGCTTACTATCTTTTTAGCCTTTTCATTGTCTGCTATGTTATGTAATATATACTTGATAAACATTAGCCTTGAATCACTTACTCCTAATTTAATAGCATATTCATAATCTGCTATTGCTTCGTTTAACTTACCTTGATTTTGATATACTCTCCCTCTGCCATAATAGTTAAGTCCATCTTTTGGTTGTATCTCTATAGCTTTTGTGAAATCTGCTATCGCTTCATCTAGTTTATCTTGATCTTGATAGGCTCTTCCTCTACTATAATAAATATCCCCATCTTTTGGTTGTATCTCTATAGCCTTTGTGAAATCTGCTATTGCTTCATCTAGTTGGATTCGATCCTGATAGGCTCTTCCTCTGGCATAATAACTATCCGCCTCTTCTGGAGTTACCTTTATGGCATTTGTAAAATCTGTTATCGCTTCATCTAGTTTATCTTGATCTTGATAGGCTCTTCCTCTACTATAATAAATATCCCCATCTTTTGGTTGTATCTTTATAGCCTTTGTGAAATCTGCTATTGCTTCATCTAGTTGGATTTGATCCTGATAGGCTCTTCCTCGGGCATAATAACTATCCGCCTCTTCTGGAGTTACCTTTATGGCATTTGTAAAATCTGTTATCGCTTCATCTAGTTTATTTTGATCTTGATAGGCTCTTCCTCTACTATAATAAGTATCCCCATTTTTAGGGTTTATCTCTATAGCCTTTGTGAAATCCACTATTGCTTTATCTAGTTTACCCTGTGTCTGATAGGTGCTTCCTCTGGCATAATAATTAATATTTGATTTTAATTCAGTTTGCTTATTTTGTATATTTTCGTCCCTAATTGACGATTTTTTCATAATATTCTCCTTATATTAACATATAATAACTTTTCAAGTATATTATAAACTAATAAGTCAATTTAAAGCAATTTAAATATAAAATGTAATTAATTATATGTTTACTAATGCACAATAAAATTGAATTCCGTCGCCTTATATGTAAGTTCTCTAATGGCATCTGTAATCTACCTAGGTACCATTTTACTTGATCGACTTTTTTAATATTCTACGCACAATAAAAGGAGAAGTTTTTACCCGCGCTAGTTGAAATAATGTTTTAATTAAGTTTATGAAGCTTTACTTCTAAATTATTCTCTTCAATAAATGTCACATCTGTGCTAAATCCATTACTAAGTAACCAGCGTCTTGATATCTCTTTTTGTTCATCAGTAGAGCTTTTTATATGGAAAATCACTTTATGGACGCCTGCCCAAAAGGTTTCTTCATCAACAGGAGTACTTTGCACATTATATTTTTCAAGAAACCTCAGTATTTTTTCCTTATCCAATGATAAGAAAGCTTCATTTCTTTCCCTAACAAATTCTTTAATACTCATCTTCCACCCTCACGCAAAATCGAACATGTGTTTTATTAATTATAGCAAAATACATTAGTTTTGTACACTATTTAAGATAAGTTTTAATAATAAAAAGACAGGCATTATACCTGTCTGGCAAACGATATTTTTATTTAACTGATTTTTTATTATTCACACACCAATCATAAAATCTTAGTGCATTGACATATTTATTTGAAATTTCTGGAGTTATTGGTCCCATTTCTTTAAAAACATCTAATAATGAATTTCTATCCCATTTAAATGACCTCCAAGGTGTTGACCAATTTGCACAATATGTATCGAAACTACCACCTTTTTTTAAAGGAGCGCTATATTTTATTAATGGCTTATTAGGAAATAAGAACTTATCAAGATTTGTTTCAAAGAACGCTGAAGGTGTTTGAATAACTCCTATCCAATCAGTACATTCATACCAAGATGCAACTTCATCAACGGCGGGGCCAACCATAATGTTATCAGTAGTAATGAAACTTCCATAGCAAGTTGCTCCCCTAACTGGAATTCCTAGTTGAATAGACCTAGCAGTTATAATAGATGCTAAAAACGAATGAAATTCTAATGCCAAATTTGGGTCATCGCTATAAGACACTATTGCAAGTGTGTCAGATATACTTTTAACTTCTACATCCAGAGTTCTAAGTCTATTCTCTACATCACGAATCATTTCTTTGTCTTTAAGAAAATCTATATTTCCATTGGCTATTTCTATTATTGTTTTTAGTTTTGTTATAGGGTCTTTTTCTCTTTGCCAAATCCCCTTCCACCCCAAAATGTCTAATAATGTTATTGCTCCTTTTTTCATTACATCTTTTTCATCTGTATTCATAAATTCCTCACATTATCTATAATTATAATTGAAGCTTGAAATCATTAAATTATTCTTTTATATCAAAATACTAACATCTAATTAATAGTTAATACTCAAATATATTTTTTATCCCTTTATTATTCAAATAGGCATTAATAGGTAGGAACTTAAAGCACTGTTCAGCGATCTTTTCCATATTTTTATCCTTCACTTCTCCTTGCATTTTATTCCACAATCTTTCCAAATAAATCACATCATTAATTGCGTAATCTATTTGTGTGTTATCTAAGGTATATTGTTTCCAGTTGGATGTCTGCATCTCTTTATTTATATCTATATTTAAGTATTCATTTAAAAGCCTTTTTAAAGAAGTTATTTCAGTAGTTCCTTTCAATAACTTTGCCAATATTTTTGTGCAACGAATATTCCTAACTATCTCAATATCTAAATTATTAATAAGAAATCTCACATCAAATGTAGCATGATGAAATATTTTAATTATATTATCATCAGCTAATATCTTACAAACATTATTATAACTATAGCCTTTTTTGTATTTTATTAAATGTATTGTATTGTTTGTATATAATTGAATGAGACATAATTCATCTTTTAAAGGGTCTAAACCAGTGGTCTCCGTATCAATTGCGACTATACTATTATTTTTAATGATTTCATCTATATATTTATCTTCTATATCTTTTGTGGTCGAATTTATTATGCTGATATTTTTATCCATATATGACCCCTTCTTCTATATAATTTGTTGTGATTCATCTACTAGTTTATTAATTTGGATTAGACACCATTTATAGATGCCTTCTCTCTCTGTTTTTGTATACAAGAATGCAGGTGGCAGTTCATCCCTTCCACTAGCGAGGTTATTAGGCACTAGCATAACAGAATTATCTGATCTATATAATGCATGTGAAGGGTTACCTTTATGATAATACACCTTTATATTCCCTTTCCCGCCCTTCTTACATTTTTCATCCACTTGTTTCCACATTTCTAACACTTCATTCATATTAGCCTTTAATTGTTCCTCAGTCATTCTATAAAATTCACTTAATGGTTTTACATATTCTGAATCAGGAGATATTAAAAATACTCTAATGCTGCATCTTTCCTTAGTTACCTTACTACAAAACATTTTTAAATGCTTTGCAGTCCAACTTCTTCCATAGACATGAACTATATCAATTTCCTTATTCGTTTTATCGAAAAACTTTTCATAGTCTACTTTATTAATATCTAAAAATATCTTTACTAACCCTGTATTTTTCATGTCATCTTTTACGTTCATATTAGTGAAGATAATATCCATAAGTTCTGTTTTTAATACATATTCATTCGCGACAGATACTATTCCCGAAACCAGTATTACGCTCGCAATATTAGTTAGAATTGAACTTAAAACTGTATTTTTTATAAAAGCCCCTATAACAAATAGAGCTACTGCTCCTAATGCCATCCATAGACAAATAGTCCAATTTAAAGTTTTCCAGTGTTTTTTAACATTTTTCATTATTACATCCCCCAAAATTAAGTTTTGTCATAATTATACATTACTATTATAATTTTTCAACTTATTTGAGGTTGTTTTGTTAATCTTCATCTTTTAATTAGTGTTTTACTAACCCCCTTTCTGTAGCTTTAAGCGCTGCATACACAATAATATCATTACGTTTCTCATAATAAGCTGTCTTTTCTAAAGCTAATTTCCTTAAGATCTTTGCCACTCTGAACTGTTCCTTATATGTAAACTCTATGATCTGCTCGTATTCAGTGCCCTTGAACTTATCTAGTACGCTCTCTATAACTCCCAGCCATTCATTATCCTTTCTTTTTTCTATAAGCATTAGGGCACTATTTTCTGTTTTGCTGTTTACCAGGTTACTCCTTCCACCCTCAACAATCCCAGACTTTACTCCGAAAATAATATCATCTTCCTCCAGTTCTAACTGCTCATGCTCGCTTTCATAGTTATACAGGTAATACTCTATTTTTTTACATACATTTTTATCTAAAATCATATTACGCCTCCCAGTTAATATAATTTCTTATCTTTTTCAAATAAGCACCAAAACACTCATGCCAAATTTTTTAAATTTGACATAAGTGCTTAGATCATCATTCGATTAGTCTTCATCAAAGAAGTTTGCTGCAACCTGTAGTGCGTCTGAAGATATACTGCTAGTATTTTTTACATCCAATGATGGGCCGTACTCCTGTAAACACTTTCTTATAATCCCTTCTATCATATTTTCTAAATTCTTATTTTCGTGCTGCTCTAACTCTCCTCTGTCTTTTTCCTTCTTAATGCAGTTCCTTATGAAGTCACCTTTATTCCCTTTTGATACAACATACTCATATAATTCAGGATAATTATCAAAATTAACCGGAATCGTAAGCCTAGCCATTGAACTTTACCTTCGCTATTTTCAAGAATCCTTTTGGGTTTGTCCACTGTGTATCTGGCACCACCTGTACGTGAGGAATATATTTTGGAATGACACCATCCACCAGGATACTTGTCCCACCTGTCACAACCACATCCATCATATCTATAGGGAATCCTTGTTTAATTGTCTTAGAGATATCTTCAACGTATTCTTGATAAATTTCTTCTAAGGCTATCATGCTCTTTGGCTCTAGCTTGCCCTGATACATTATGCCACCTTGCGCCATAATCTGTTCGATATCCCTGGTGCTTAATGCTTTTTTGTATAGTGCCTCCAGTTTTCTTTTGATTCTAGCTTCTATGTCCATAGATCCCTGATTCGTTGTAAACATTGAACTCGGTTGTGGTACCATATTATCGTATATCCCAAAGTTCATGTTCCTGCCGCCCAGATCAATTACCGCTACTCTTTTTCCTTTAAACTTCTCTGGGTGTATATACACTATACCACTGGACTCCGGCATAATAAGTATCCGGTTAAATGATATATCTTGTTCAATACCGTCTATAATAAGCTGACTTGGCTTGTTTTGAATGCTCTCCTTAAACTCCTTTCGGTTTTCCTTGCTGACATAGATATTGGTCGGACACCCCACCGCCGCATTAGTAGCTCCAGTACATCCAAGTCTATAAGCTGCCGTGTAAATAGCTATTTTATGAAGCAATGTATTTTTCTCCAGGCTATAATCAATACTTTCTCCTTGATCGCCTATTATGTAGCTTTGATCACCAAACACTACTTTATTGCTATTGCCAGCTGGCTCAATGTCCATGCTCTTGGTAATGGCTGTGCTTTTTGTTCTAAATAGCGTATCCTTGCCATTTTCTGATACTGCCTTTGTTGCAAACTTGCCTGCATCTATTGCTATTATCATTTTTACTGCCTCCCTGTTTTGTATTACTTTGTATTACAAATGCTTTTTCTGTATTACTTTGTATTACAAACATCAATTATTTCATCCCATGGATATGTAGTTCTATATCCATTAATAATTACGACTACAAATCTACGATTTACTCCTACTACTGGAACTGTTTTAATAGATAGCTCTTTTTCCATATATCCTTTATGCTTAACCTTAATAGTAGATCCTTCTTTTACATTAGATCTAAGTTTATCTATTTTCATAGTGCTTAATATTGCATCTTGATCTTTATTCTCCATCTCACAAAGTTCTTGCCTTCTTCTCTTGATGTTTAACTGTTGCGATACTGTTGTATATCCCATAGGGTTCCTCCTTCTCAAACTTCGTTTTTATTAGGCTATTCTTATTACTACTAATACTATTTACTTTTTTCATTACAAATGCTTTTTAACACTTATGTTAGTCTTTAAGATATGTTAGAATTATCAAATAAAGGGGGAATTAACATTGAAATACTACAATAATAAATATAAGATACTCTTTCTGGGCTTTTCAATTTTATTACTTGTTTTTGTTGGTTTTACAGCTTTTGGCTTCATTCAAAGTAAAATTGGATTTCCAATTATGTTTAGCGGCCTCGGGATACAGCAACTACTGCAAGCTTATAATTTTAATAAACTAGAACAACGTAAGAATTTTATGTTTTCGATATGTTTAGGCTTGTTTCTTTTTATTTTTGCTATAGCCATATTTTTTAGCCGTAACTAAGTATCA